ACCTGAGAGGGGTCTTAAACTTTTTACTCATTTGAATTCACACTCAACCATAATTTGGGTCATACAAGCGAGCAGATTAATTTCCTGGTCTGCAACAAAGGCGGACTTGTATTGATACTCAGCAATAATCAGAACCAACTGTGGGATACTCTTTCCAACGAGAGTAGCACTAAGAGTCTCATACACCTTACGAAGGATTAAGTTGGGATCATTGTCAAGGTTTTCCACAACCCACTGCCGAACAGTGTTGAACTCTTTCTTTTGCAAAGCTTTGACCAGACCGCCAATATCCAAATCAGCAATATCCACTAGGACACCGCTATCTATCTGACCACCGATAGCGTGTCGCTGAAGTTCATTAAGAACACGACGCCAGTCAGGATAATGCTTCTGGATCAACTTAACGAGAACTTTGTCCTCGGCAGTGACAGAATTCTCTTTTAGAATCTGCTTGATACGCAGGAAGAACTGCCCCTGCAAATCCATCTTCTCATCTTTCTTCAACGTAAAGTCGAAGTTAGAGCAGCGAGACTGCAGCGGTTGGATGATCTTGTTCTTGTAATTACAAGTAAAGATAAACCTACAGTTGTTTTGGAAGTCTTCAATCGCAGCACGAAGCTGTGACTGAACATCAGGTGTCATATTGTCAGCTTCATCAATAATGACACACTTATGCTTACTACCAGTCAGAGAGATTGTAGAAGCAAAGGTCTTGACTCGATTACGTACTGTATCGAGGTATCTTCCTTCGTCAGAACCGTTAATGACAATATTGCTAACACCCAACTCATCACAAAGAGCCCGAGCGATCGTTGTCTTGCCAACACCAGCAGTGCCCGACAATAACAGATTAGGGAATTCCCCAGCATCAACAAACTCCTGAAAGGATTTTTTCAAAGAAATGGGAAGAATACAGTCCTGCACTTTGGTAGGACGGTACTCTTCAACCCACAGAAACTTTCTCATTCTAAAGGACGCACAAATTCACGACTAATAATATTGGATGCGTTGAGCATCTGACTCATATATTCTACACCGTCTAGGGGTGTAGTATGGTCTCCACACGTGAAGACATCACAAACTGCCATACCCAACTCTGGCCAAGTGTGAATGCTGATGTGACTTTCAGCAAGCATTGCCACACAAGTGACACCCTGAGGTTCAAACTTGTGTGAGTTGAGTGCTAATAAAGTTGATTGACACTTTTTGGAAGCGTGGTATACCACATCCCGAATGTAGTGTTCATCATCCAGAAAAACTCCACTACACCCCTTAAGGGTAAACAGGATGTGCTTCATTAGGGCTCCAGAGCAATGTAGTAAGTGATATCAAAAGCAGAGTATTCCCACTTCGAAATCATCCGAGAGGAAACACTAACGTTATAGGTCTCATCGACAGCATCAGCGGAGTTGACACCAAAGAGTCTCAGGTTTTCAACCTTAAAATCCAAGGTGTATTCGTCGTCGGAGTTACCAGAAACAACTTGATCGAATGTGTTTGACGTGTCGTCTTCTTTGTCCCGTACACTAAGAGTGACCGAATCAGTCCCACTAGATACAGTGAAGTCAGGCAGACCGTAAACAAGGGCAGCTTTAGAAAGAGTCTTAATGCTGCCATTATTAACCTTGAAGTTGATGTTACCACCAGGGAATTTGATTTCACGGTCAGGTGCTGCCTTCATAGTGATCTGAGGATCACTGAAGTAATACTTAGATCGACGACCACGACCAGAGTCACGGATAGTAACGTAATTATCGTTGTCGAAATGAAGAACAGGATCGGTGAAGAGATCGAGACCAGACAGAAACTGATTCAAATCATAGATAGCAAAGTCACGAGGAAAGTATTCCTCTACAACAGCTTGTGCAAGAACGTTCTCTGCATTGCTGATTGTCTTAAGGACATTACCCTCTTTAACAACGATGCTGGAATTGATCGTAGAAAAGTTACGAAGGATGTCCTTGGTTTGTTTGGAGAGAGTAACTGCGGTCATTGAGGATAAGTTTCTTTAACGGAAGTTTTGTCGTTGAAGTGAAGAAGCAAGAGACCGTAGTGAAGGATCTTGATAATATCACGACGGGCACAACCCTTCTTGTCATAGCGGGAAGCATACTTGAGGATGTTACTGCGACAGAATGCCTCAGCATCTCCACACGCTTCGATCAAATCTAATGTTTGAATGCTGTCATTACCAGCAGAGTAGTGCTGTCCATAAGTTCCAGAAATGTAATCACGTAGCTCTTTAAGCAGAGCGTCTTCATTGTATTTGTTCATTATGTAAAATCGAAAATTGTAACTTTGACTTTCGGTTTAGGCATTGCAGTATACGGTGTCGTATCTCGAATGCGTATCTCTTTACCTACTGTTTTTGAATTGATTGGACTGTAGTAGGTGTCGGTTTTGGGATTGTAGAACCCCCAGATACAACGAGATTCACTGTGACTATTGTAAGTAAACCCACGCTTATGAACAGTCCAAATTGATAGCAGAGTACTTTTGACGCGAACTGTCTCATAGCGGTAACCGTCTGGTGGTTTGTGGTGGAAGGAGGTTGGTAGTTCATACTTCACGATTATATCAGGCACCGTGATAGGTGTCAACAACGGGTTCTTCTTCAGGCAGGTCAACCTTGTCATCGACCTTAGAGTACAAGTCAAGGAATGCTTGCTTAGTCTCATCATCAAAACGGTTCAAGCAAAGCTGGACTGCCTCAAGGCGATCGTTAAAGATGTTGTATGCCTGAACGATGTGAACGAGGCGACGAGTGCTGATCACTTCATCGATGCCACCATCATAGAAAGTCTTACGGATGATATCTGCCCAATCAGAAAGACGCTTGGTGAATTCTTCATCAGCACAAAGCTTGCTAAGAATTTTTTGCTCAGTAGCAATAGGGGGATACTCTTGCTCAAAGGTCAGTGGGAATCGCTCAAGAAACGCTTCGTTGAGGACATTCGTGCCCACAAACCGACCGTCATCAGAACCCTTACCTTTCGTGTTAGCGGTAGCAACCACCGTGAACCCTTCAGCAGGAGTGACCCAGCGTCCGATTTTCTTGAGGAACACCCCCTTGCCTTCAAGGATGCTCTGAAGGCACAGAATTTTGTTAGAAGCGAGGTCAATCTCGTCAAGCAGAAGAACAGAACCCCTCTCCAGAGCATCAACAACGGGACCGTTATGCCAAACAGTATTACCATCGACCAGGCGGAAACCACCAATAAGGTCGTCTTCGTCTGTTTCAATAGTGATGTTAACACGAATCAGTTCACGATCTAGTTGTGCACAAGCTTGCTCAACACCAAAGGTCTTACCGTTACCAGACAGACCAGTGATGAAAAGAGGATAGAAAAGGTTAGACTTCAGAACTTTCTTGATACGATTGAAGTTCCCGAACGGGACAAAATTAGCATCTTTGTCAGGAGTCAGGTTCTGAAATTCCCGAGCAGGAACAGCTGCAGGTGCTTGGATCTGCTGCTCAAATTGCTCACGTGCTTCTTTCACAGTCAGATTCCAAGTACCACGCTTGACTTTGTACTGCTCAAGTTTACGGGTGACAGTAGGATAAGAAACGTTATTTTCGCGAGCATACTTCTTGACTTCGGTCGCAGTGATTTCAGTACCGAATTGGTTGCGGAGATCAGTGACGATGGACATTGGTGCTTTGTTTGGTATGGAACTATTATAGGGGAGGAGGGGCGGCGAACCACCCCTGAGTGGACAGTCTGTCAGGCGACCATTGATATGAAAGACGACAGGATTTTTTTATTCACAGCTTTGTTTCCAAGAGACTTCTTAAATGCAGACTTGATCTGTGCTTTAGTTGCATCTTCAGAGACTTCGAAGTCCGTATCGAGAGACATAGACTTAGTAGTTATAAGATAGTAAGCATCATAACCAAGTCCCGAGGGAACAATTGCAGTTTTGTCTTTCTGAATTTTTTTACGGAAAGAATCGACATTACCAAGGTTGCAAAGATCTGCTGCTTGACGACACCACGTAGCAACATCACGAGTTTCGATCAAACGGAAAGAAACGACGTTAGTCTGGGGAAAAGTATTCTTCAAGTCTTCAATGAAGATCTTAGTGTTGCCAAGAAAACCGTAGTCAAAAGGACGATAAACAATACCAAGTTTACGATTACGGAGAGCAGAACGACCCTCAAGTGAACGGCAACTGTACTGCTCAGAATCCCGATAAGAATGATACTCGGTTGTATATGCACCAGCACTTGCCTCGCCGTCAGTGAGAATAATCAGATTCAGTTTTTCGACACCATACTTTTTACGGAACCAGGGAATAACAGCGTGCATTGAAACGATTGCATCGTTGAGAGGAGTTCCACCAAGACCCATACCAAGAGGAACATTCAAAGCATAGGCATAATCAAAAGGAGTAACTCCACCATAACCAGTGAAATACGCACCGAGACGAAACAGATACTTTAGTTGCTCCTCAAACTGACGTGCAGGAAGATCAGTAGTGATCACATTGATCAGAGAGAAGGTGTCACTAAAAGCAAACTGATAGGGTTTGGTACGCTTAACACGATTCTCCTTAGGAAACTCAGTGCTAAACAGATAAGCATTGAAAGGAATCTGAGCTTTTTTGCAGAACCAAGCAATATTCATAAGTTGCTTGACCATAGCAAAACAAGTCTGCCCAATAGAACCAGACCAATCAACAACAGCAATTAGACCGTGGTTCTTACCATCAGGAATGACATTGATCTTCTTGAAGATATCTTCACTGTATTTGTACGTGTGAAGTTTAGCAGTATCTAGGACACCAGTACGAGAAGTAGTAGCACGAGCATATGCTGCAGCAGACTTCTTGCATTCAAATTCTTTAACAAGATAGTTCACCTCGCGAGCTGCTGACTTACGGTATTTTGCATACTCAGCATCAGCTTGATCAATAACAATGCTTTCGAGACTAGCATAATGAATGCGGCAGGTCTCAAGAAAACTAGAGTTAGAAACTACAACCTGATCAATACCAAATTCGGGAATATCAACCAGATTATTTTCATCATACTTCTGCCCAGTAGCACGCTCACTGAGCGCTTCGGATAGAGCATCTGCAGTATTCACACGATCATCGGCAGGACCACCACCAGTGGTTCTGGGATCGGATGGTGTATCAGATTCCTCCTCATTTGGTTCTCCCTGACCCTCCTCGGTGTCCGTGGAGTTGCTAGGAGCAGACTGCCCAGAAGACTGCTCAGAGTTTCCCTGAGGGGCATCCTGAGGCGGTTGAGGGATCGATTCGGATTGCTTTTGCTTGTGCATAGCGTACATACGCTTTGCTGCATCAACAGCTTCTTCAAACGTTTCTGCGTTCTCAATCTGCTTCAGGAGGTCTTGCTCATCAGAATCAAATTCAATATTGACAAAATGACCGATCTTGAAATGAAGATTTACACGATCGGCAAGAGACATATCATTAACTTCTTCTCCAGAAATACCAAAGAAATCTTTATCATTCAGCTCACGGTATCCATTCCAGAAGTCTTTACGCAGACCCAGGAACTTACGCTTCATCAATTTCTCAACGCGAGCATCTTCAGTCACGTTGACATAATCTTTAGGTGCACCCAGATCAGTCATATCTCGATCGGGAGTAAAGAGAGCGTGACCAACCTCGTGACCGACGAGGAGATCGTATACGGTATTAGACAGACCTTTCCAGATAGGAAGAGTCAGAGTGCGATTATGAACGTCAAACGATGCAGTCTTAACTGCTTTGTGCTGAACCAGAAGGTTCTCCGTAGCAAGCAGTTTGGCGAGGTTGCCCTTGATTTCCTGGTACATTGCTGTCTGTCAACTCCACATAGTATAAGACCCCTGGCGTTTGCCAGAGGTCTTGAGGAGACGGTTTAACAACTGTCTACGGCGTGCTTTTGCCTGGCGCATTGCTTGAGGTTTCAAGGTGCGCTTCTGTTCTTTACGCGAATGATGCTGCCAGTTGGGAACTTTCATTGCTCTCTGCTGTCTTGGGTGGAAACCATTTTAGATTACCAGTCATAGAAACACGAGGTTCTGTGCCAGTATGTTGACTGACACTATGTAGCAGGTGTGCTGGAAAAATCAAGATATTGCCAGCAGCAAACTCAAACTGTATCGATTCGTAGACGTAACCTTCCTGGTGGGAAAATTCTCGCAGAATATTAAACTGCGGAATAATATTCGGATTTTGTAGTTGCAATCCATAGGCATCAGTAAGATACCAAACTACTGCTAAATCTATTCCTGGGTGAATGTGAGGTACATTTTCATCACCCTCTCGATTCACATTAACCCACATCGATGTGAATTTGAAATCGGGCAGAGATTCGGATAGATGATCCTGCAGTTGTTTGGCAAAAGGACCACCAATACATTCTTTCGATTGCCACCCGCCACGATTA